TAATACAACCATTAGACACCAACGGTAAGAAGAACCCGAAGTTCCTCAAGCGCTTCGGAGAGCCTGAAGACATCAAACTTAAAAGAAAATAAACATGTACATCATCCAAGCCACAATGGTAACTGGCCAACAGTTCCAGCTCACTAAGGATGAAGCCCTACGACCTGACTTCTCTAAGGATTGCATAACACTCCAACTAGACGATGGGACTATTGATCTCAACGTAGCCCACATAGTGTCGTTCACCTGCCAAGAGGTAACAGAGGAGCAGTTCAAAGCTATGCAAGAGAAAGCTAAGGAGAAACCTGAAGAGGTGAAAGTAGCCTAGTCCCCCACTCCCCCACCGATATTGTTCAACGATAGAGCACTTTTACATACATACACCCCAGTAGGGGACAGAGGATATATGAAGAAAGTAAAGGACTTACTACCTGCTGACTACAACCCGCGCAAGATCAGCACGGGCCAGCTTAACAAGTTAGTAAAGTCTATCGAGGAGTTTGGTTTCGTAGAGCCTGTAGTGATTAACAAAGACAACACCGTCATATCCGGCCACCAACGCTTAAAAGCAGCCCACGCCCTCGGAATGGAAGAAGTGCCAGTGATTCAGATCGACATACCCAAGGGCAAGGAGAAGGCATTGAACATTGCAATGAACCGTATTAGTGGTGAGTGGAACGAGGGCAAGTTGCAGGAGCTACTGGCAGAACTTACAGACGAGGAACGAGCATTGACGGGCATGGAGGAGAAAGAGCTGGCAGAGGCCCTGGCACTATGTATAGACGAGGATGGGCTGTCAGATGATTTCTCACTAAAGGATGGCGACAGATCACCGTTTACACAGATCACATTTACACTGGCCGATGCACAGGCCGAGGAGATAGTCGAAGTATTGAAAAGGGTTAGTGGCACACAGGAATACAAGCAGCTAGATTATCACGGGAATGAGAATCGAAACGGAAACGCGCTATTCGCATTAGCAACACTATGGGCCTCGCAAAACACATAAAAGTTAAGGTCATCCCCTCTAAGGTGGCGAACCTGTTTGTAAAGAAACATCACTATTCTGGCAAGGTGGTACGACATAGCTCGCTACATTTCGGGGCGTTTTTAGAGGGCCGACTGCATGGTGTGATGAGTTTTGGCAGTCCATTGGATAAACGCAAGGTACTTGGGTTGGCGGTGGATCAGGACGGAAACCCGTGTAAATGGAACGAGATGCTCGAATTGAACCGCATGGCGTTTGATGACAGCCTTCCAAAGAATAGCGAAAGTCGGTGCATAGCAATAGCAATACGATTATTGAAGAAGAACGCCCCGCATATACGATGGATATTGTCGTTTGCGGACGGTACGCAATGCGGCGATGGGACTATTTATAGGGCTAGTGGATTTTCTTTGACCGGCATTAAGACAAACCAGAATACCTGCTTACTGCCGTCTGGCGATGTAATGCACAAGATGACGCTTGAATCTAATCCAACATCTCCACGAAAGGAGCTTGGGGGGCAATCTTATTACAAGCTGACCGGTGGAAGGTATAACTTCAAGCAGTATGTTGAAAAGGTTGATGGAAAAATCCTCGTTGGCTTCCAGCTGCGGTACATAAAAACAATAGACCGGTCATACAGACTGGCCGTTCCAAAAATACCGTTCTCCGAGATAGGGGCTAGAGGTGCTACAATGTATAAAGGGGTTAGACCAACGGATGCCGGTCACGTTCATTCACCTGCATGATCCTAGCCCTTTTACCGTCTAACTCATAACGTGCAATACGTTCGTTTGGGGGCGCATTATAAGAACGCTGTATATCCTTCCATGCAAGGCTAATATCGTTAAAAAGTTGAATCTTATAGTAGGGGTATTTCATACACTTGGAGAGTACCACTGAACCTATAAAAAGCAAGTAAAATACGCGGATAAAGCATAGTAGCGATGTGATGCTATCCCATAGCATAGAGGGCGGTGCAATCCCGACCTATCCGCTCCAAACAAAGCAAAGTTAGTAACAGGATAACAGGATATGGCTGGAAAAGGACAAGGTGAACATAGTGCCGAGAACGGCAAGAAGGGCGGACGACCTAAGTCAACGGCCACGTTAAGGGCGCAAATGATGAGGGAAGCGTTGTCTAAGGAGGTGGAGAAGGACAAAGAGGCTTACTTCGAGGCATGGAAAGACTTAGCACTAGGCCATTTCCTACAGGTGACAGACAAGGACGGCAATGTAACCAAGGTTTATAAGAAAGCACCGGACGGCAAAGCTCTAAAGGACATACTGGATCAGACGATGGGTAAAGCACCGCAACAGCTTGACGTGACAACTGATGGGGAGTCTCTTAATAAGATTGAAGTCAACGATCCAGAAGCACTAGCTATTGCTAAGAAGTATGACGCTGAACTTAGAAAGCTACATGAAAAGGGTTAAGTTTTAACAAGGGGTTATGAACTGTAAGTGCAAGAATGGCTGTGCTCCCAAAGGTCGCCACGTACCCGCTTGTAACACAGCCGGGAGCCATTCCGGTTAGACGACAGATGAACCTCAGTGACTTCTCAATTCACCACTGGATCAAAGAGCACGGGATGAAGACAGAGACCGGTGTTCCTCTTGACTTTGACGACCACCTCTTCATGTATGACATCTACTCGGACTTCTCTCCGAAGATGGTATGCAAGAAGGCAGCCCAGATCACCTTCACCACCATGATGATCTTCAAGCTATTCTATATAGCTCAGAAGAAGAAGATGGATGTCATCTACACTCTCCCAACGGGTAATGACGTGAAGGACGTAGTGGGCGCTAAGATCAACCGAATCATTGACAACAACCCTGTACTACAGGAATACATTGATAGAGACTCTGTTGAACAGAAGCGTGTAGGCAACTCAGTAGTCTACTTCCGTGGAACGATGACGACTCGTGCGGCTCTATCCATTTCGTCAGACTGGAACATCTACGACGAGCTGGACCGCTCAGACATGAACATCGTGGATCAGTACTCCACTCGTCTACAGCACAGCAAGTATCAATGGGAGTCGTATTTCTCCAACCCATCAGTGCCAGGGCATGGAGTGGATAGATACTGGGAGAGATCAGACCAGAAGCATTGGTTTATAAAGTGTGGTGGATGCAAGGAAGAGCAGTACCTAGACTTCCCTGAGTCCATTTGTTTTGAAAGAAAGGTCTATCAGTGCAAGTCTTGCCATAAAGCGCTTACACGTAAAGAGAGGCGCTTAGGAAGGTGGGTGGCTAAGTACAAGGACAAGGAGTTCTCTGGTTATTGGATCAGTCTGCTCATGGCTCCCTGGGTGTCAGCGGCAGAGATCATCGAGAAGTATGAGACCAAGCCACGAGATCAATTTGACAACTTCGTACTAGGGCTAGAGCATCATGGTAGTGGTAACTCTGTCTCAGAAGAGACAATCATGCAGAATGTGACTAGTGAGGTGAACACACAGGAGGGCCGGATAGTCATGGGACTAGACACAGGGCTTACGCTCTGGTACGTCGTTGGTAACAAGGATGGCATCTTCTACCACAACAGCGCAGAGAGCTATGATGAGATAGAATCTCTTTTACGACGCTACCCTAAGATGATTATCGTAGCTGATGCACACGGGGATCTCATCAAGATCAGAGAGCTTCAAGAGAAGTATCAGGGACGCATCTATCTATGCTATTATTCGGTAGACAGTAAGCATCGAGAGCTTATCCGATGGGGTGAGAAGAAGGACCACGGCATTGTCCATGTTGACCGTAACAGGATGATCCAGTTCGTGATTGATGAGTTCACCACCAAGCGTATAGCTCTTAATGGAACATACGATGAGTGGTTCGAGTTTTCACAGCACTACAAGAACCTTTACCGGATGGCTATAGAGAACAAGCGACTAGGGATCATGGAGCGCAGATGGGAGCATAATGGCCCAGATCACTACGCTCACGCTACATCGTATTGGCGCACGGGTATGAACAAGTTTGCAGATGGTGGATTACAGGTTGCAGGGACAGTTCCGATTGATTCGTTCCAGAAGGGAGTAGAGGTTGACTATGACGGCAGTCTCCCACGTGAATATACAAAAGGAATCTTATTACCTGATAAAAACAAACATGATTGGAGAAATGGTTAGGATCGAGATGTCCCCCCGTGATATCGAACGATTCAAGATGTTTCAGCAGTATTACAGCGTGTTTAACACGATTGTGTCTGAGGTTACGATTATGCACGCCGCAGGCAAGAGCGGATCTATCACGCTTCACGTTAACCATGAGGGCATGATAGATGGCATAAAGACTGATAAGTGGGTGTACAGGCGCAAATAGGTGTGCTACAATTTAGTTAATAAAACCCTTTCCATTCGAAGGCGGGTTGCCATTTTGGTGACTCCCCTTTTTATTTTATGAGCATACTTTCAAACGGCTATTACTCCCTACGCGCCCGAATCAACAAGGTCGGGAACGATACAGGTGAGGAAGAACAAGAAGGAGTAGCATCGTCACTCACTCCAGAGCTTGAAGTAGATTTAGACGAAGATGAGTTGATTAAGTTGGCCAACCAATGGAAGAAGAACTGGGATAAGAAGATTGATTCCCTACCTGACCTTCGACGAGAGAACGAACATTACTGGCTAGGCATCCAGAGCGACTATCAAGGTGGTCGGTCCGGTCATGGTCACCACGAGAACAGAGACAATGTTCTCTTTGAGGCTGTAGAGACTTTTATTCCACTGGCTACAAGTGCTAACCCAGAGCCATTAGTGGTAGCAGACAACACAGTAGAAGGCGAAGAGCTAGCAGATACAGTGCGAAAGCAGCTCACATACATCGCTGACACCTCCCGATTGAAGCTGGACCTCAAGCGTGCAGTGCGTTTCTGGCTCTTGTACTACGTGGGAGTGGCTAAGATTAGCTGGGATTTCCCTTCAGATGAGATCAAGACAGACGTTATCCGTCCTCAACAGCTCATCCTAGACCCAGAGGCTAGTGTTGAGTCAGCTGAATACACAGGTCAGTACATCGGTCATGTGCGTAAAGACACGGCTGAGACGCTTGTTAAGCGCTTCCCTAAGAAGAAAGAAGAGATCAAGAAACTGGTAAAGGACAAGATGATGACTGAGCTTCGATACACCGAGTGGTGGACTACTGACGTTCTCTTCTGGAAGGTGAACGACATCATCCTAGACATTAAGCGAAACCCTCACTGGAACTACAACTCGACACGAGAAGAGGTAACTACAGATGAGTTCGGTGTAGAGACTACTGAAGAGGTAGAAGAACGTGGCCGCAACCACTTTAGTGAGAGAAAGATGCCATTTGTATTCCTTTCAGTGTTCAACGTAGGCAAGCATCCTTACGACCAGACTTCCCTTGTTGAGCAGGTTATCTCCATCCAAGACTCCATTAACCTCCGACGACGCCAGATTGACGCCAATGCCAGTCAGATGAATACCAGCATCATTGCTGACGCTGATGTGGTTACGAAGGAGCAGTTAGCACAGGCAGCACGAGCTTTGGCCGTTGGTTTGCCTATTCGTGTCTCAGGTGGTGAGCGGTCAGTTGGTCGCAATAATGTCCCACCCCTACCTAGCTTCGTCTTTGATGCCCTTATTGATGACCGAACACAGCTACGGAATATCTTCGGTGTTAGTGGCTCTAGCCCCCAAGGAGTACGTGGAGAGCGCACAGTACGTGGAAAGATCCAGATTCAAGGCCAAGATGCAGACCGTATTGGAAGCGGTATCGGTGAGTATGTTGAAGAGTTTGCAGACGGTATCTACAACTGGTGGGTGCAGATGATGTTCGTCTACTACAACGAGGAGCACCATGCGGCTGTTGTAGGCAAGGACAGCGCTATGGAGTTCACCTCCCTACGCCGTGACGACTTTAATAAGAAACTATTGGTCAGCGTTAAGCCAGGATCTCTTGTGCCAAAGGATGACCTTACGAAACGTAACGAGGCTATTGATCTATGGGCAGCAGGAGCTATCGACCCAGTGACACTGTTTGACAAGATTGGCTACGCAGATCCTAACGACGCGGCTAAGCGGCTATTCCAGTGGCAATCCAACCCAGCGTCCCTATTCCCGCAGGAAGCGCAGCAGGCAGAAGCACAGGCCCCACAGGAAGTTCCAGTAGAGGGAGCATTGCCGCCACTACCTCCTATACAAGAAGCTCTTAACCAACAAATCCAATAGTATGTCAGATTTATTCGAAGCTCAGCAGGAAGCTCTAGCCGCAAGGGTAGAGAAGGTTGCAGAGCGATCAGGAAGCAAGATAGCCAAGCGAGTCGCTAAGAAGGACGACAACGCTAAAGACCGGTCTAAGATTGACCGCCTCATGCACATGCTAGTGGATGAAGGGCTAAACCAGTTCTTTGGTGGAGACGTTAAGTGGCTCCCAATGATAGAAGACCTCGCGAAAGCAATGAAAGAAGTCGAGGCATCACGATCAGAATCCCGCATTGACACCGAAGACGATGACGATGTCGTCACGGTTAAAGAGATCGGAGTTCTACAATAATTATTAGGGTGGGTCTAACTGTTTCTTTCCCAGCTCAGCTAAAAGAAGCCTGAAACAATATGGACGATTTATTCGCCGGTATTCCTAGCGAGGGTGAACCAGTCATCCCAGCAGGACAGGAAGAAGCGCCTGAAACAAATGCTGAAGAAGTGGACGAGTCGCCATCGCAGGAGGGCGATACTCAGCCTGAAGACGAAACTCCCGAAGAGTCGCCCTCTGAGGAAGTGGAAGCTGAAGAGACTGAGTCTAATACTTCTGACGAAGATAAAGACGTCCCACTACATAAGCACCCTAGATTCAAGTCTAAGGTGAAGGAGCTAGACGAAACTCGTGCAGAGCTTGAAGCCCTTAAACGGGATCAATCTCTACAAGACACCGTTAGCAAGCTGTCTGAGAAGGTGGATGGCCTTACGCCCAAACCCAACGAGCCGATCCCAGATTGGTTCAAGCAACTCTATGGTGAGGACCAGGACACCTGGAACCAGTACCAAGAGGAGCAGATAGCTTATGAGGCTGGCATCATCCGAAAGGCTAAAGAGGAAGTCTTAAATGAAATTGAGACCAAATCTAAGTCCAAGGAAGACAACATAGCTAAGGCTAATGAGTGGATTGACAGCGAGTTAGAACAGCTCTCCCTAAATCACGGTTTGGATTTATCGGAAGGTAAGAACGAGCGCAATGAGATTCTCAAGGTTGCCCGTGACTACAATCCGACAGCAGAGGATGGCTCAGTTGACTTCGAAAAGGCGTATGAGCTTTGGAAGGCCCTGAAGCCTAGCGGAGTAGCAGACGCTACTATCGAAGAACGCAAGAAGATTGCGTCGAGCACATCTGCTAGTAAGTCTGGTGATGTAGGAAAATCTAAAATAAAAACGTCCCATGATTTCAAGAATAGAGGTTGGGATCAGATTAGAGCAGACACAACAGGTGGCCGCTTCTAAAGGACGCTTAACTAACTAATACTATGGCACTCGGAAATAGAGTCATTACAACGACACAGGATGAGTACATGCCGAAGCTGGTAGATACGATCTTGAACTCGAACACGTTGTTCACTCGTTGGATCGGGGCGGCAGAACGCTGGAGCGGTTCAACAATGAAGTTCCCGATCAAGGTATCTAAGAACACGAACGGAAGTTCTTTCGCTGGATTCGATGCATTGTCTACTACTGCTACGAACAACCGACAGCTTCTTTCGTTCGATCCTAAGTTCTTCAGCATCCCAGTTACTCTCCCACTCGACGAGCTTAGCGCTAACCAGACGGAAGCGAAGGTTCTCGATCTCGCAGCTATCGAAGTTCAGTCAGCCGCACAGGACATGGCAGACGACATCGGAACATTGTTCTATGCAGATGGAACAGGAAACGGTGGCAAGGACTTCCTGGGTCTCGAAGCTATCGTTGATGACGGTACGAACGCAGCTACTTACGGTAGTCTCGCTCGTGCAACATTCGGTACGCTTGACTCAACAGTTACAGGTCTAGCAACCCTGACATTGGCAGGAATGCGAACGCTCTACAACGCCATTACATCTGGTTCACAACGACCAACACTTTGTCCTACGACAGAAGGTGTACTCGCTCTTTACGAGCAGCTCCTTCAGCCACAGGAACGCATCATGAAGAACGTCCCAATGATGAAGCAGGGAATGGTAGGTGGAACTGGATTCACAGCACTTCACTACATTGGAGTCCCATGTCTCCCAGACGAGAATGCAACTGCACAAATCTTCTACTTCGTGAACGAAGACTTCATGCACTGGAAGGCACTACCTGTAGCAAACACAGAAGCTATCCAATTCAAGTCACAGGATATCGAAGGTAACGACTACTCTTCAGTTGTTGGACTCGGATTTAGTTGGTCTGGTTGGATCAAGCCGGTTAACCAGGCAGCTCTTATCGGTCACGTTTACCTCGGTGGTGAACTGCTCTCTGATAACCCTAAACGACACGGAAAGCTCACAGGTGTAGCTGCTGTTTAGTCATAATTAACTTAATCAAAAGATTATGGCTATCTCACACAAGAACTACAACCCAGACCTGAAGTACGGAGCTGTTGCAGACGAAGGCGACTTGGCTATCACTCAAGGTTCAATCCTTGTAGGTAACTCAAGCGGTCTCGGTGTAGAACTGGACGCGTCAACAACGACGCAGATCCTTGTAGGTAACGGCACAACAATTACATCAGTAGCACTCAGTAGCGATGTCACCATGACAAACGCCGGTGTAGTAACAATCGCTAACGATGCGATTACAGAAGCAAAGGTGGCTGATTCCGCCGGAGTAGCAGCACTTGGTATTCAGAAGTTCGCTATAGCCGTATACGACTTTGCTGTAGACGGTGGTACCGCTGGATCAATTGCCCTTGCAGATACGTCGACAATCCCAGATAACGCTGTTGTTACGGCTGTGGATTATGACGTGATTACAACATGTACATCGTCAAGTGACGCTGCAACCATTGCACTCGCGCTTGTAACAGACGGAGGATTGACGACAGCGATCGCTATTAGCGACGCCTCTAACCCGTGGGATGCCGGCGTCTACTCAGCGGCTGGTGTTAGCGGTGCGTTTTCTAACGACCCAACTACAGTGAAGACTACCGGAGCACGAGACATTCTTCTCTCTGTTGCCGGTGGCCAAAACCTAACGGCAGGAAAGATTGTCTTCCGCGTTGAGTATTGGATCTCACAATAATTAACTAATATCAAACGACTATGTTTAGTGGAATGATTCAGCTGGCATCATCGGATGCACACTCCTCGGGTGACACACAGGAGAACCCATTGGGAACTCTTGCGATGACACCAGACGGGTACTTGTACCGTTACGCTCTAGCTGGTGGCGTCACTCTTGACCCAGGCAAGCTCTGTGTTCCAGCAGCAATTGTTGCGAACCACGAGAATATGTCGGTCGCATCAGCAGCAGCAGTTGGCGCAACAAAGGTAACAGTTACCCTTGGAGCAACAGCAGCTACAGCTAACCAGTACAAGGACGGTAAGCTCGTAATGAACGACGCAGCAGGTGAAGGAATTGCATACCGCATTTCTGGCCACCCAGCAGCAGCAACGACAGCAAACCTCGTTGTCACGTTGGCAGAACCAGTTAAGGTTGCTCTTACAACGTCCTCACAGGCTTCTCTTATTGCAAACCCATGGAGCGCAATCCTCGTTTCGGTAACTGACCAGGCTGATATGGCCATCGGTGTACCAAACGTATCTATCACAAACGCAGAGTACGGATGGGTGCAGACACGAGGTGTTTGTGCAGGTCTTGCAGATGAGACGCTCGCTATCGGTTCAGCCCTTACAATTGGTTCTAGCGTTGCTGGTGCCTTCGAGGTGCTTGACGCAGCAGGTGAGCAGAACTTGGGTGTATCTATCCAAGCAGGTGTTGACACGGAATACCGAGCAGTCTACCTGATGATCGACTAGGTAAGTTCATCGGGGGCTAGGATCGCATCCGAAGAGAGGTTTTAACCCTGCCTCCTGCCCCCGATAGAATGGAAAGGGAATTAAGTCGGGTCTTAATATAAACCTATGCCACAAGCACTCAAGTTCCATAACTTCTCTGACGAGGACCTCACATTCAAATGGGATGGAGATACCTATGAAGTGAAGGCTGGAGAACCAATGCTCCTTCCAGATTATCTAGCTAAGCACGCTTGCAAGAACCTAGTTAATAGAGAGATCCAAAAGGTCCCTCTTATGCAAAATGGTGAGCAGGTGAAGATCCACGGTCAACTACAATGGCTTAATACCGATCACTTCTCACGTTCTGAGTTTGAAGCGCGGTGTTTCCCAGATGAAGAGATCATTGAAGCTAAGTCAGACATTCAGCTGGGCGTTGAGATGGCGAACGCAAAAAAGAAGAAGATAGCGAAGAAAACAAAAGAAGTAGAGTTTGAAGGACTGAAGAAATAGTATGCGTCTGATGCCAAAAACTGAGGCACTCAAGAAGGTCCAGACTCAACAGAGTAAGAGAAAACAAGACCTAGACCGTGCTGATAAGGCTTTGGCAAAGATCACTAAAGCAGTCAACAAGCTAAAAGACGAACAGGCGCGGGTATTGGGGTCAATGGAGTCTAATGCTCGCGCCCGTCGAGAGGAGTTAGCACGTGAGATTGCTCTTATAGAGAATGAGCTGATTACCTTAGAAGAACGTAAGAGAAAGGCCCTTGAGCCTGTTGATGCTCTTATTGTGAAGAACAACGAGATCAGAGCAGACCTAAAGGTTCAGAGTAAGGATCTATCTAAGCGAGCTAAGAAGGCAGATGCTACGACAGAGAAGTATCAGAACAAGCTCGTAAGGCTGGATAACAGAGAGCTTAACTTGAAAGAGGATCGCAAGACGCTATCTAGCAATCAGAAGGTGCTCAAGAGAGAGCAGAAGGAGCTGAAAGAGGCTTCAGATCGTCTCGATGGCAAGAAGATACACTTCCAAGCACACCGAGCTTTCCAGTTCGCGGACATAGAGCGACAGCGTAAAGGGGTTGATAAACAGACACGTCAGAATGCCTCAGATTTGAAAAAGATTGCCAAGGAGCTAGCTGGGGTCGAAAAGACTCGTAAACACGTTCTATCGCAGTCACAGAGCCTCAACGCAGCATTCAAGTTGGCTCGCAAGAAAGGAATTAAGATATGAGTAGAGACGAAAACTCACAACCAGTCCCATTCGGGGTGAACAGTAGTGGTCAGACGCTCCTTCGTGTTGACCCAGCTACAGGCCGCCTCATCATTGCAGTGCAAAACACAACTTCAACATCACCCTCTGGTGTTGTGAAGAAGGTTGATGAAAACTCACATCCAGTGGACTTCGTCGTAACGGATAGCGCGCCATCAGTCGCAGCTCCTCTTATAGTTGATTCTCGGACTATCGCAGATTCGCCATTACTCTTTATAGATTTGAACATAGAATAATATGGGAAATGCACCTACTGATGAGAACTCCGCCAAAGGTCTCACAGCAGTCACAGATGATGGCAACGCAACAATCACACCTTTAGAAGTTGACTCTGCTACAGGGCGTCTTAAATGCACCGCTACTCTTTCTGATGTGGCTGTCTCTAACCTTGCAGATGGTACGGATGGAGAGTTAATTACATGGGACTCCAGTGGAGTAGCGACAACTGTTTCTGTAGGAATATCTGGCCAGGTACTTACTTCTAATGGAGCAGGTGCAGCACCTACATTCCAAACCATCAGCGGTGGTGCCAGTACAGCACTGGATAACCTAGCCTCAGTAGCGATAAATACATCCCTCATTTCAGATACAGACGTAACAGATGACCTTGGTAGTGTCTCGATTGCATGGAAGGATCTTTACCACGTAACCAGTATATTCTTGGGAGCAACGTCGGGGGATACTACTGTTCAAGCCACAGCAGTAGCAGGAACCACAACCCTCACCCTACCTGCCGCAACAGACACGTTAGTTGGAAAGGCTACTACAGATACTCTTACGAACAAGACTATTGATGCTAATGGTACCGGTAACAGCATTACAAACATTGATACAGCTGATATAGCGGCAGCTACACTTGTAACTGAGGCTGATACCATCGCATCAAATGATAATGACACTACATGGCCTACAAGTGCTGCGGTTAAAGACTACGCTGACTTGTCTCTTGCTGTAGATGGAACAACAGGTCGTATCTTACGTACGTTTGCTGTAATTATTCGTGACGGTACGAATGCGTCCACTCTAAAAGTTAGTACAAGTAGTCAGTTTAATGGGGATACTATTTCAGTAGTTGATAACGTTGCAAAAAGTGCCACTACGAGTGGGTTTACCTTGAATGCTGGTGGTACTCAGTTGACAATCGAGGCGTCGATTATGTCAGGCGACACGCTCGCCGTACTGGGTAACTATATTGGGCTTAACGATACAGGGACAGTTATTACGACGGATGTACAGGTCATCTCTAACGACATCCAGATTGGCTTCCGTGACGCTTCGGCGGGGACGCAGCTAGACAGCACGTCTATCATTGATACGTCTAAGAGCTTGAACGTGTTTATCTCTTACATTACTGACGCATAGTATGGCTGAGCAGTATAAAGACGTCATACGCAAGGATGGTGACTATATCCTCAAGCGTGCTAATGGTGATCTCGCACAAGATGCAGATCAGTACGGCGTTATCTTTATTGCTCGACATCCAATTGAGATACTACGAGTTTCAGAGGTACATTCAACAGCAGGTACAGATGGAAGTGCAGTCACACTCGACGTTGAGAAGCTGACCGGGACCACAGCGCCAGGTTCAGGGGCAACTATTCTAGGTTCTACGTTTGATCTCAAGAGTACAGCGAATACCGTTGTGAATAAGGAGACAATTAACTTAGTATCTGGTCTGGGCCGCATCCTTCAAGAGGGAGACAGACTGGCTCTAGTTGACACAGGAACTCTTACGGCGCTCACAGACGTCTGTGTAACCATTTACTATAAAACTGCTGGACAAGGCGATTACCGTTAATATGCCGAAGATCAAAGGAAATATATTAGTGTGGGATGAACAAGATTGGCTTGGTGGTTTGCACCAGCAATACTTGACGTCTACCGGTGGTTTACAACGTCAGGAGAACAAGATTGCGTCCATGCGATCGACTGATCCTTACAGAAACCTAGGATATTTAACGCCAGGCTTTTTAGCTGCTGATGTCACTGATGTAGCACAGGTTACTTCCATTTTACGGAAAGGGGTCGTTAACGGTACGACTGGTTACATCATCTCCGAAGGCCCTGATCTACATCAATTCACCGTGGCTACTGGGGCTATCACAAACGCAGGAACGTTCCCGCACACAATTGCTGCTCATGGTGGTCATGCGACAGTTATTGGTGATGACTGTGTTATTTACGATGCAAATGTTTCTAGTACGCTGACTAAGCAGGTGTTCTACTCATGGAATGACAACACAGACGGAGATGTAGGTATTTATAACATTGGGGCAGGCACATTCAATGATGACTATCTTTCAACTGTTCCTGCGGGAGCGGCTGCTCTTACTCTTGGTGTAGCGCATCCACTGGTCGTGGGCAAGGACGACATTCTGTACATCGGAAATGGGAATGTAGTTGACGCATTTGATGGTCAGACTGGTGCAGATGGAACCCTATCGGCAGCCGTGCTCACTCTCCCAGAGGATTATGAGATTACAGCCTTCGCTAAGACTGACGTTTACCTTGTTGTATTTGCATATCGTCAAACTGCTGGCGGTAGCTTTAACTTGGGAGAAGCTACAGCCTTTTTCTGGGACTATTTATCAAACGACCCTACTTTGGTGATTGATTTGAACGATAACTTTGTCTCAGAAGCCTTTGAATGGCGTGGGACAGTCGGCTGCTTTACCCAGGGACGTCGAACAAACCCTACAAGTAACGCTCATGCGTCTAAAATCCAGCTTTATAATCCGGGTACTGGTCAATTTGAGACATTAACGTCGTTTACAGGTAACGCTCCTATCCGTGGAGGCGTAGCGGTCACTGGCGAGATCATTCAGTTCAATAGTGCCGGTAATCTCTTCCAATGGGGGACAGCATTTGAAGGAAAACCCGATGTTCTGGTCCAAACAGCTGAAGGAGACGGTACAAGTGAGGGGATGTTCTTAGCTCCGGCCACCGCTGTGCAGCTTATCTCTACTGGTACTACCACTTCAGGCGGATTACAGACACTTAATGGGAACTTCTTTGCTACATCGTTTGTAGAAGGGTCATTTGCTGAGCCGGTGTTCTCTACGGGTAAGAAAGGCCGCTTGAAAGAGGTGAAAGTCCGGTTTAGAACTGCTGTATCAGGAGGTCGAGCCATTCGATTGCTCGTACAGGACCGTTTAGGCAACCAAACCAACATCTTTGGCAACTCTACTAACCTGACAACTATTAATAGTGAGAATATCGCCAAGGTAGACCGATGGACTGAGACTGGCGATCCATTACCTGAGTTTGATGCTATTAAGCCAGTGTTCGTTTGGAAAGCTGGCAGTGGGGCAACTACAGCTCCGGTCATCGCTCAGGTTGAGTTTCATTTTGAAGAGGTAAACGCATAATATGTTTAGATCATATACAGACGCACGAAACCAGTACGGGAAGCTGACTCAAGATACAGCAGCAGCTAACCTCACACTGGGAGACATGCTTATTAACGAAGGGACGGAAGACTTGCTTGGTGACTTGGACTGGTGGTTCTTGGAGACTAGCGTTACTCGCACGACGGTGGCTAGTCAGAGTAACTACAAGCTGGCCCATGACCATGACAAGATCTTGGGGCTTACAGTCACGGTTTCTTCGACTGTCTACACTCCAGATGAGGTTAGTAGCCGTGAGGAGTGGGACACGTTGCAGCTCACTACAACTACGTCGGATATTCCGTCTAAGTTCTTCGTGTTCGGTGACGAGGTTCACATCTGGCCTACACCGGCCTCATCTAGCAATAGCGTAACTATTTACTATAAGAAGAATGTAGCCGAGCTTTCACAGGCTGACTACACTACTGGAACGGTTACAGCTATCGCTAATGGAGCTACTACTCTGACAGCTAGTGGCACGACATTCATTGATGCCATGATTGGACGATACATCCGCATCCCTCCTGATGACGGAGATAACGAGTGGTACAAGATCGCCTCGATCACAAGTACGACAGTCTTAGAGCTTGATGTGGCATACACAGGGACTACGATATCGGGAGGCACAGCCTCTTACACGATTGGTGAGATGTCTGTCCTCCCTCAGAAGTACCAACTAGCACCTATCCGATACGCAGTACGTGAATACTGGCTCTTACAGGACAACCCTAGTCGAGCTGATCGTCACGACGTCTACTACGAGAAGAAGAAGACACAAATGCGTAGGGATCAAGGTAATAGATCAGTCCACATGGGAGTCGTACCTGTGGGCCTTGGCATGATAAATCCAAACTTAACTGTTTCTAGCATAGGATAATATGGCACGCGCAAAACAAAGATTCTCTAATTTATTCCGAAATATAAAGAGGGTAGGGTCATCCATAGCTGCTCCTATTGGGAGTGCTCAGAGGACTTCTCGTCAGAAAGTTTCTCAAGGGATTGGTACAGCATTCCGTGGTCTAGGCGCTGCCGGTAAGACTGTTGGTAAGACTGTTGGCGCTGGCCTTAGTGCTGGAGTCAATACGCCATTCACCTCTCCTCAACCACAACTAGCGAAACCTACGGCTCCTCCTCAACCTATTGGTCCTCGTCGTCCTATCGGACCTCAGAAGCCACCACCAGGCCAGACACAGGCAGCTGCACGCCCACCAGATACGCCAGTATCAGCTCCACAGGTTGCAGTGCCAGAGATCGCTCCAGCACCTCGTACTGACTTCGCGCTAGAACGTCGTCAAGAGCCAGTTGCTCAGCCACTCCCGGTAGCTCCAACGCCTACACCATTACCGACACAAGTGGCGGCGGCAGCTCCATCAGCGCTATCATCGGCTGAAGCGCAGCGTGAGGCTATCCGAGCACAGCTACTTGGTACGATAGCTCCATCAGCACAAGAACTGGCTATACAGCGTCAGATTGCAGACCTTACAGGTGCTACTCGATTGGGAGTATCAGGACTAGAAGGACAGGGACGAGCCATCCCACTCTCGCTTATTAGAGGACAGCAAGGTCTTCTACAGGAGCAAGGGCAGATTCAACAACAGACTCTCCAACAGCAACTAGCCATCCAACAGGCAGCACGCCAGGCTCAGAGCAATGTAGCTCTAGCTCAGCTCGGCTTCTCTAACGAGGATATTGCAGCTATTCGTGAACGTGAGGCAGCGGCAGCAGAGGCAGCGGCTACACAGGCTACACCGTTCGAGTTTGGAGGCAACCTAGTACGGTTCAACCCAGCCACAGGCCAGGTAGAGACGGTTTCAGAAGGACCTGTGACGGGTGATCCATTTACGCTTGGTGAAGGTCAGCAACGATTTGATGCACAAGGTAACTTGATTGCAGCCGGTCCAGAGGCTGCAACAGATCCATTAAAAGAACTGGAGCAACAGTTAAAGATTCAGAAACTACAGCAAGACTTAGCTGGTGGCGGAGACAGAAACGAGTCACTATCTCCAAATGAGATGGAAAGCCTGGGCATTGACCCTGGTCAGTTTGGTCTACTCACACGAGGTCAGGCTGATGACTTGTTACGCAGTGGACGGATTGAATCACCTGCACAGAAGTTGCAGAAAGATGCTGAAGCGAACGCCCGCGATAAGATTGCATCTATTGACTTGATTCTTGACAGCCCTGGATTAAGCAGTTCTGTGGGTACATTCTCACAGACAAGGATTGCAACACCGTTCAATCAGGCGGCTAGACAAGAGTTTGTAGGAGCCGTGAATCAGCTTATCAGTCGTGAAACTCTTGACTCATTGATTGCAGCGAAGGCTCAAGGAGCAACATTTGGCGCATTGTCCGATACTGAGATTGCTATTTTGGAACGAGCAGCAACTAAGATTGGAAGTTGGATAGATACAGATGCGCTAGGTAACACTGTCTTTAAAGTGAGTGAAAAAGCATTTAAGGCGGAACTTAATAGGATAAGGGATCTCACAAGCAGAGCCTTTGATAATATGACAGCAGAGCCAGCTACTTCGGTAGACGAACTCATGAGGAGAAACTCAGACATTCGGGGTGAGGTTGAATCACTAAGAGCCGCGGACATCCCAGAGCAAGAAATACTTGAGTATTTCCAACCAGGGTCTTCTCAATCGGGGGCTTTCAGCTCTGACCTGAGCACGTCAAAAAACGGCTCTAACGTACTAGGACTTGGCAAGATTACAGGATTCGGCAGTAGCCTATGGGAACATGGACTAGATATCGACTTAAAGATAGGCGATCCTGTACCAACCCCTGTATCTGGAACGGTAGAGTTCGTAGGTGATAATGGTGGCTTTGGTAGGCAGGTACGCATTACGTCAGAAAACGGTAACTCCGTATGGCTCTCTCACTTAGACAGCGCAGGTGTAAGGGTAGGAGATCGGATAACGAAAGGACAGGTTATAGGTAGGGGCGGTAACACTGGTAAGACGATTAAAGGAGAAGGAGGTGATGGATCACACCTTGACCTGACAGTTAAGAAGCCTGATGGAACATTCGTATCACCTAGAGAGATCGCTAGACTATTAGGGCATAGAGCATAATATGGCATTAACACCAGAACGTAGACAGGAACTTGAGAGGATCAGTAATCAATCCACTGCTGTTTCAGGTAGCCTAACGCCACAGCGTCGGCAAGAACTACAAGGTATTATTGATAAATCTGATCGTACATTGACTCAGAAAGCATTAGACGTTGGTAGGGATATTGCACAACCATTAGCGAAGACAGTTGCTTCTGGTGTAGCTCCTATTGCGGCTACAGGTGAGTTGCTTAAAGGTGGTCCAGACGCACCAGCGCGCGCAGAAGAACAGTTGACACGAGAACGACGTACGGTATTTGGCAAAGCTAGACCAGTTGGTGTCTCACAAGAAACTGGTAAGGAGCTTCCTACTGGACGCGCTATTTTAGATATTCTTGGGACAGGTGCAGAACTTGGCTCACTTGCGGTTCCGGCTGGTACAGCAATAAAGGCGGGAACAATAGGTGCAAGAGCAATAAGCCCAGCATTGAGAGCTGGTGCACGTTTGGGTGCAACTGAAGGTGCATTGCAGTTAGGTGGGCGTGAATTACAACAACCAAGCGCAACGCCAGCCAGTGTAGCTGGACAAGCCGCACTTGGCGGAGCTGGTGGCGCTATATTTGGCGGAGCAGCTAGAGCGCTAGGCCGTTTAGGACGTGGTGCTGTTCGTGCAGAGGCTCCCGTGACAAAGCCTGCTATAGATGTAGCTGAACGTGGTGCAACATTTGCTACAGAGCAAGTTGGAAGATTACCATCACGCATTATTAATAGTGTAATTAGGCCAGCTAATAGGGCATTTAGTTTTGGTAAAAATCCTGGTAAGACTGTTGCTGAACTAGGCATCGTTGCTAATAGCATTGATGATCTTGGAAAACAAATTAAATCACAGCGATCTACAATAGGTGGACAGATCAGTGACCTCATTGCACTTC